GTATATCATTGGTGAGTATCGTGATACCGCTCTTTAATAGCTTCAGAGCCGCGCTGCCAGTCTCTTTCCAGTCGACGCTCTCGAACCATTCCTTTGCATCGTTCCCGATGTCCTGGATGGCCTGCGGAATATCCGTAGCCAGGTTTGAAAGTCCCTCTTTAATCTTACTGATCAGGTTCTGCCCGGCTTCGATCCAGTTAATGCCGGTAATAGCCTGGGCAGCCATCTGGAACACTGTCGTAAAGATTGTAGGAATGCTTTTTACTATGTTCCCGATCATTGGAAGTAGGTTATTAAACAGATACGCTTTTGTAGTACTGATCAGGGAAGTAAGCGACGGACCTATCGACTCTCCGAGCGACATATTCGCCAGCAGATTTGTTGCCGATGCCTTCATGGCGGAGAAGGATCCTGTTAAGGTAGTAGATGCTTCACCTGCAGCGACACCAGTCAGACCAAGCTCGCCCTGGATAACATGGATTGCATCATATACATCGCCAAGATTATCTATATCGTACTTAACACCGGAGAACTGCTGAGCGTCTTTAAGTAACCGCTCCATCTCGCTCTTTGTGCCGCCATAACCTAATTTAAGATTGTCCAGCATGGTGTAATTCTGTTTTGCAAAGCCCTGGTAAGCATTCTGTATATTCTCGATCGGAGTACCCATCTTTGCAGCATTATCGGCCATATCGTTAATTGCCGTATTAGCTGCATTGACAGCTTTTTCCGCGTCACCGCCAAATGCCTGCTTCAGGCTGGCACCAAAGCTAACCGCCTGTTCCGCATAGTCATTAGCAGACAGGCCGATAGAGGATGCCGCATAAGCAAATTCTTTTGCCTTGTCGGATGCTTCACCATACAGCGTATCAAGTCCGCCAAAAGATTGCTGGAGATTACCACCGGCTTCAAGTGAATCCTTCACGACCTTAGTTATGGCCGCGCCTATCCCTGCGGCAGCGATAGCACCTTTAAGTTTGGACGCTATGCTGGTGCCGGCAGCTGTCCCAGCCTTTTCCGATTCGCCGTTCAGTGCCTGCGTTATACTTCCTGAGATCCCTTTGGCGGAAGGTATTATTTGAACATATGCGTCTGCTAATTTAGTCGCCATTTATCTGCCTCAATATCTTTTCTCTTGCTTCATCGAAATCCTTGCCGGACGCATAGCTGACGACCTCCGTCTGCTTCTCCTGCTCTCCGGAAAGCAAAGCGGCAATCATCTTTGGCCGGTTCTTGCCCTTCGCGCCGTCATCCGTCTGCAGCCACACCAACACGCTGAGCTTGTCCAGAATACATGCTTTAAGGAATGTGTCAAAGTCACATGCCATTCCGTACATCCGAGACTTTGTTCTGCTGTTAATGCCCAGGCCTGCGCACAGTGTGGCCGCAAGCCGGAGCGGAATTGATCGCCAGTTGTAAATGTGGTAATACTCCGCAAAGTCACAAACCAGCGCATCTTCATCCGCTCTGACCGCTTCCGCAAGGATTACGAGTTTTTTTCCGCGCCATTTACATGGCTAATAATGTAGAGGAGCTCTGCGTATACCTTCTGGAAGGATACTCTTCCGTTTTCTCCTCTGCAGTGCTCATAAAGTCTCTTCTGGCCGTCCTTGCCAATCACGCCGATGGCGATCCTTTTCGCCGGCTTGATGTTACCTTCGTCAAGCTCAAGCAGATCGTCGAACAGTTCAGCGTCATCTGCCATGCCTTCAGCCAGTTCGTACTCGAACCCGGTTTCTGTCTTCATCTGTTATGCCTCTCCTTTCAATGTCATGATGCTGCCTTGATGTACTCGTAATGAGTATTTCCAGAAGCATCCGGCATAGCGCTCACAGTGGTTTCATATCCGACTGCTTCATCATCGGTATAGGTGATGTCACCAACCTCAGATACGGAAGCATCCGGGATCACGACCCTTTTAAGTGCTCCGCCGCGAGCGATCATATCGATGACCAGGATAAACTCATCCTGCTCGTTGTTGTTCGCCTTCACAGTGATGCCAGTCGCAAGAGTACCGGTCACGTTATCAGCACCGTAAACCAGTTTCAGGACGTCCACGTTCAAAGTCTCAATCAGAGTGAACTGGAAAGTATCCGGACGCTCTGTGGTGAGGTTCAGCACGTTGTCGCCGCCCCATGCACGGATATTCTCGGTGCTGGGAGAATTGCTGTTGGTCACGCCATCCTCAGATACATACCCAAGGCAAGCAAAAGCTGCATCCAGAGCAGTCTCTGCATCTGTCGGGATCGTGGAGCCAAGGGGTGCCATATAGATTGCTCCGCCGACCTTAGGCTTGCCGGCGGTAACATTAGATACAGTATTGGCCATATTAATGCCTCCTAGTAGTAAACGAAATCAAAAACGGCCTGGTAGCGATAACGCTTCGTGGCCGTATCCGTATAGTTATAATCCGAATTAAGCTGTACACTGGAAATCTCCGGAAGCTCGATAGCCGCCTCTACGGCCGCCTTGACGGCCTCGTTAAGCACCGCCGTCTCGTACAGTGTAGGTGCATAAGACTGAAGTGCCATTGTTGCCGACGTGATGTGATTGACCTTGGAGCTTCCGGTCTTTTCAATCAGCACATACTTTTTCGGCGGTTTCGGCGGCTGTTCCAAGCAGACAGGTACGTCCAGAGCTTCTTCCAGATATTCCCTAAGAATAACCTCTATCATATTTACCTCAATGCTTTGAGCAGCACGTTATCTTCCAGGCAACGGCTGAGAGCCTCATCAGTCTCGGCATGGACAGACGCGTTCACTCGGTTTTTACCGGTAAACGTAGAAACTTCGAAGCCGTCCCCTGCTCTGGAGGAGATTCCGTCTGCCAGTTCTTTGCAGATAGCCTTCATCTCTTCCGACTGCAGGAGCTCACGCACTCCGGACCGGTTCAATTTGACTTGCAAATTAGCCATACTTCTCACACCTGACCTTCATATGCCAGGGAGTCGGAATGTTCGCCTCGATGCCGGTGATCGGGAAGCCAAACGTCTTGACCGTATGTGTAGTGCCGTACTCATCCGTCCACTCGACCTTTTTGTTTTCCCAGTTATGAGTGTCTCCTTTTGGAATGCCCAGCATGTACTGGATCTGTTTCCCGTAGAGTGTTGTAGAGGTAACCACATCGTCCGCTTCCGGCTGCCCGATCAGGACGTTATCAACCTCTACGACTTGCTCCTCATATACTGGCGCTCTGAATTTGTCCACACCGACCCTTGTCGGCTCATAAAGCCTTACCGTTATTCCTCGCATATCAAATCCTCAACCGGGCTGTGAGATCCGATCTTATTGCCCACACCGAGCAGGCGTTTGTCTGTCTTAGAAAGATAAAGTTCTCCGACAGATCCGCCGCTTCCGACTGTCCAGCTCTGAGCATATCCGAGACCTGACATACTGCCCTGCGACGCGCCAATAGGATAACCGCTTCCTGCTTGGCCATCTCCGATCGCTCGGATAACCATTCTACAGGAAACTACCTTCTTGGCATCGGCATCCGCTGAGTAAGCATATGCGTCTATCAGAATAGCCGCATCATCCAGCAGATTCTCGCATGTCGACAACTCTGTTTCGGTTAAAGTTCGAATCGATCTTGCCTGGACGTCTTCAACAGTTGCATAAGCCATACGCCCACCTCATTTCTTGGTTACTTTTTTCCGGGTGCGCTTTTCCTCTGGCGCATCTTTCAGGAACACAAGACCAAGGCCAGCAAGATACTGCCCTCTTTCATCTTCACAAAGAAAAGCGTCTCCAGCCTTCCTGAAGACGCCCTCCTTAATGTCGTGAAAGGACTGTGTTACAGTCGCCTGCTTCATCAAGCAGAGATCGTAGCCTTAATGATGCGATCCAGGAAGGCCGGATGTACGCACAGACCACAGTAGGCGACAGTCTGAACAGCACCGTTCTCATACAGCGGCTCGTTGCGAACGCCGATGATACCAGAAGCGTCGGTGGCAAGATCCATTCCAGGGATCTGGGTGATTGCCGGAGCGAGAACAGTCAGGTTCTCAACAGCAGTACCGTAAACACTGCCAGCATCTACATTGCTGTCAGCGATCACATTGCCGATACCCATGAAATTCTTCAGATAGGACAGGCCGAACTCCTGCTCCAGGGTGACGTTGTGAGCGCCAAGATATCCATACAGATCTTCCGGATTGACGAAGAACACCGGAGTAGCGACTTCTGCTTCGAACTTGGTAGCGACCTTGCCAGCTGCAGCGGCGATAGCTGCCTGGAAGGTGGCACCGGTAGCGGTTCCGGTTCCTGCTGCAATACCAGTGAAGATGGTCTGGCGGATCTTGTTCTGGATCTGTTTGAGCATGTCTTCATTGGTCTTGCCGACCGCCAGCTCATAGCCGTATTTTCCAATCGTTTCGATGCCGGTAAGATTGCGATATTTCTGATAAGCGATCTCAAGAGTGGTCGGATCACCAAGAGCGATTCCGCTGTCCGGGATCAGTGCCTTTTCAGCAACTGCTGCGCTGGAGATAGTTCCTGAAGTCTCGTATACTTTGTACGCGGTGCCGGGTGCGACGATCTGCACGCTGGTCTTTCCGAGTACCTCAAGGAGATGCTGCACATTTGCTTCAAATTTAGTAACGAAATTAATGTCCTGGGCTCTCGCCTCTACTACCATGTTAGGCATAATTTTCTTCCTTTCGTGAAATATTAATTGAACAAATCAATGTTCTGTTTGATAGCTTCGAGCCGCTTTTTCTCGTCCTTAATAGCGAGAATATCGGCCTTTGATATGGTCGGCGGGATAGCTTCACCGCCGTCCCTTACGCTCGGATATGCTCTGTTAGCCTGCGCAAAGCCCATAATCGCAGTTGCCTGCGCTCTTAGGTCTTCCTCTGACCCGCCTCTGAGCAGTTTTGCTGGGACTCCAGTCTCTTCTGAGA